TCAGCGCACGGCTCTCTCCCAAGAGCCATTTCCCTGGACCGAATACAGGAATCGTATTCGGTCTCTTTTTATCTATTTGTTTTTTCAAGGTATTTTTCGGTATTAACACGAAATCCCTCGAAAATTACTCGAATATTCCATATCCTGTTTAAACCATAACATACTCTGCACCACGTGCGTCCAGGTATTTTTTGGTCATTGTTAAATTTTTGTGGCCGAGTAAGCGCTGAGCAAATTCCTCCCCGCGCTCCTTTTCATAGAGCCTGCTCGCCAGACTTCTGATCTCATGGAAAGGAGGTGGGTTAGGTCCGAATTTTAACCCGGTCGAATCCCTTATCTCTGCAAAGGCCTGGGTGAGTCCGTCAGGAGTCAGCGGCCCCGGCTTTCTACCCCCGCGGCGAACCGGCGAGTAAAGCATGAAGTCGGAAGGGTTGTTCAACCGACAACGATCAATGACATCCTGCAACACAAGCCCGGCAACGTCCAGCCTCAAATCAAGGGGAAGCGCCAGTTTGTGACCTGTTTTCTCCTGCGTAACGAAAAGCCTCCCATCTTTAATGTCACTAAACCTGAACAGTGAAATATCCTCACGACGCTGGCCGGTGACCAGTGCCAGATCGCATGCGTTTGGCGCCCATTCAGAGTGAGTTAACGCAGCCTGGCGGATGACGGTGAATTGTTCGAGTAACAGGCGCTCTCGCTTAACTTTCGGCGTTGGCGTTCGCGTCGGCTCGGCCGGGTTCCTGTCGACATGTCCTTCTACGATCGCCTCCCTGAAGATGTCCATCAGCACAGACCTGAGCCCGGAAGCCATGCTCTTTTTATCACAGAGAACGTACGCTTCAAGGAATGAGGCGATGTCTTTTGTCGTGACAGAAGCGAGGGGAATTTTGCCGAACTCTTCCTTAATGGTGGCGATCTGGTTTCGCCTGACCTTCATCGTGTTTGGTTTCAGCTCGCGCCGCTCGAGAATTACCTCGTAACGCTCAAGCCATGCAGCCACTGTGAAAGTGGGCACGTCTTTTATGCGATCCAGGAGAGAAGAGGGGAGGTAATTCTGGTCGATGTAGTTGTTGGCCTCAATGGCCTGGGCAACAGCGTCCTTGCGATCAATCCGTCCAAGAGAAATCTCTTGCCCGGTCACCGGATTTCGCCAGCTGTAAAGTCTGTCTCTTTTACGATAGGTCAGGTTACGGGGCAGGTTAGCGTCGTAACGTACTGGCCTTTTCGCCATGAGTTAGTCTCTCCAGTAAGGTGCCGCCGGACGGCAGTTTGGTGTGTTTCGGTTTAGCGCGCAGAATCTTCTTGCGCGGATCCACATAGATAGCGTCAGGCTGAACCTTATATTCCTTTCCGTGCAGCTCCGGCGCGGGATAAATACGCCCCTCCCGCGTCCATCGGCGCAGAGTAGAAAGGGATGGTGGGGTCGTGTAGACCTCAGCAGCCCATTCCTGCAAGTTGAGAAGCTTAGCCATGAGAACTCCTTAGCCGCCTGGCATTATATGCGAGGCCGCGTTGACGTGTTGATTAATCGAAATCAAATTAATTTGATTATACGGGGGGAGATCTGCACATCTAGCGATGCCTCCCGAACTAATAAAAAGGAGGCATTAAAGAATTAAATATTTTATATTTCGTTTAGAATAAAGGTGTTTTAAACAAACCTGAATGCGTCACAATGAAAATTGCGAACCATGTGATGGTCATTGCTGCGAGTATAACTGCAATTACTGAAAGGAAGTTTTTTATCATCATATAACTATTTTCACCTTTTTTAACCCTTGTCCATTCCTCTTTAAGAACTAAATGCGTGAGTTTCGTAAGTCTTTCATAGTGTTTCGATACCTCACCGCCACGAGTCATTATTTCAAGATTTATATCTGTTATAACTTCTCCGAGTTCTCTCTCTGCTGCTGTAGGATTAGAGTGATTTAATCGAAGCCTAACTTCAGCTATGACTCGGTTCACGTTTTTTTTGGCCTCGTTTTTCTCATCGGCACTAAAATCACTTTCCTTGCTAATGACATCAAAAATTGATATTAACTCGGCAATTTTAGTTCTCAAGTCGTTAATCCACTCCTGCCTGAAATCAGATATTTTACTTTCTTTAGTAACTACCATTCCTACAAAAGCGATTGCGCCAGCTATGATTGCTGCGGTAATAGCACCCCATGGATTCACTGTATCCCCCTTTAAGATAAAAAAACACCTCACGGAGATTATCAACAAACTTTATAGAGAACCATAGGGCTTCTGTTAGGTTGAACGAAAGTTTTTATTTTTTATTTCTTTAAAACTTTGACATTCTGCGCACGTTCGGCAGCCGGGAACAGCTGCGCGTCGCGGCTCGGGAATTGGTTCGTCGCATTCTTCACAACGTTCAGCTGATACGGCGTTGCGGTCGATGCGGTGAGCGGAAAGGGCCGCGTTACGCTGAAGCTCTTCAATCTCTGCTGCTGTGTCGATGATGTCCATGATTCACTCCTTAAAGTCTTCACCAGCCTTTTTCCCGGCTTTCCATGCCAGCCAGATAAGCGCTGTTACATCGTCTGAGGGTGCATCTTCTACACACCATCCAGTTTCTTTTTCGTACCAGTCTTTAAATTCCTGTGTCATTTCGTCCATAGTTATTCCTCGAAGAGTCGATTAATGCGGTTGAAGGTGAATGCCAGCAATAAAAAAGGCCGCTTTAGCGACCTAGTGATTTGCGATGTCATGGCTGAATCCACCCCTTGCCTTTGACGTGCTGGATGACGCCAAGCTTCCTGAGTGACTGGAGGCGGCGGTCAAGGATGCGGAAGACGTCCATCGGGTGCTTTCCTTCTGCTTCAGCAATGACGAGGCACTCCTGCCTGACGGAGGGGCTAAATAGCTCCGAAAAAGAGGTTGGCTGAGCGCCGATAGCGCTTAACACCTCGCTATCCAGTTTCGCGTATTTGGTCATGCTGCACCGCCTTCAGGAAAATCACCGAAGTCAGCAAGGTCAGTTTCGCGATCGAACTTAAACTCGCCTATAACGACAACCTCAACTTCGTGTTCGTAAATATCCCCTCCGCCACTTTCAAGAATCTCCATGGCTTCTTCCAGGCTTTCAGCATCCACTCTGAAGGTCTGCGATCCTTCTGCTCGCTTGACCTCAGTGGTAAAAAGAAATCTTTTCACGATTCAACTCCGAAGCGGCGATTAAGCCGCCCTGTGTATACGACGAACTCCAGGAGGCTAACTCCCAGAGCTTCTATTTTCTTGTGATGCTTGTTGATGATGGGAGGCACCGTTTCGTTCCAGTTTGGCTTTGGCTTCTTGCGCATGGCTTGCTGGATTTCCTCGGTGCATCGGCGGCAGGCGGCGCGGATGGCGTTGTCTGTTTCTGGCGTCATGCGGCCTCCCGGCGGGCGAGAAGTTTCGCCCCAAAAGCCATCAGCTCGTCCCGGCCCACAGTTGCGAAGTGGCAGTGTGTACGCGGGTACGGTCGCCAGATGATGAGCATCGACCCTTTGTTATTTCCCGATACTGGCTTACCGGTGACCGGGTTGATAAACGCCAGCCGCCCGGCGGTGATGAAACGAACCTCGCTGGCGGTCTGGATTGCCTCCTTGAACCAGCCAACCGAAGTGTCTGCCGGAACCAGCATCACCGTGCCGATCTGATTTGCGCTTTCGGTAGCGGCCTTATTAACGAACGGTGTGATGTCGCTGTATGGCGGGTTCATCCAGACGTAGCCAGGTACATTCAGATAATCAGCCCAGGGAGTCTCCAGTGTATTCTGTTCGGCGGTGATGAACTTCCGGCACAGTGCGTTATGAGGCGCCGCGGCGGCATCCAGCTGGAAGCAGAACTCAGCATCAAGGGAGGCGAAGAGGGCTGGTGGAGTGCGCCAGAGGTCGCGCTGATCCGCTGGGGTATTACTTCCGGTGTAATCGGTCATGATTCCTCCCGCTCCGGATCGTTAACATCCCAGCCATTACGCTCAATATTGGTTTGCAGCCGCTTATCTCCGACCTCTTCAATGCTGCGGCCGGTAATCTCTGCGACTTCAGCGTTTGAGTGTCGCCACAGCAGCGCCAGCTCTTCGAGAGACCACGCTTTCATAGCACTGACTCCATTTCGTCGATGTAGAGGCCCTGAGCAATGAGGCGGCGACGCCGGGCGGCACGTTCAATGCACTCCTGCCGTCGGCCTTCCCGTGACTGCTCTATGGCGCGCCGGGTGAACAGCCGCGATTTACCCTGCGGCGTAACAACCTTCGGCTTCGTAACGAGGTCGAAAGCGCGGTCGCAGATGCCGTCATCGTTGAGCCATTTCTTCGACTCAACGATCTGCGCTATCTGCCCGGAACCGCGGGTGATGCCGTTGGCGACCCGGTTGAACTCGATGAGCGTTACGCCAAACTTCTCAGCGATTTCGCTGCCGGTTACCGGGCGGCCGCGCGTCTGAATCATCCAGATCACGCGCTCACGTAGGCCGGAGAATTGCCCGGTTCTCCCGGGCCTGCGGTAAAAGGGTGTGCGTTTCATGCTGCACGCTCTGTGATTTTCAGAATTTCCGATTCCAGATCTGCAAGGAAGCTCTTAACCTCAGACTCGATTTCGCGCGCCAGCTCTTCATCGAAATGAATTCGCTTCTTGAAATAGGCGAGGTCAGGCGGCAGGCGATCATCGAAACTAACGAAATCACACCATTTCCGCCCGGTGCACATCATCTGCGCATGCATTTGCAGCATGTACTGGCGCTTTGGCTCGCCAGTTTTCAGCGTTTCAAGATGGGTCCAGGTGTTTGGGCATTTGATTTCGATAAGCCCGTCGTCGTTAACAAGTCCGTCCGGGCTGGCTGCGAATCCGGGTATGGTTGGGTGATCGATGAGTCCAACTTCAGTGATTTTCGCATCGAACTCATTCAGCGCGTACATCTCACGCGCCACTGGCTCTAGTTCGGTACCGCGCATCATCGCGGCATTCGAAAACCCTTCCTCCAGCTTCCCGGTCAGCCGCTGGCAAATCAGCTCTGCCATGTAGTTATGGCGGCTGGTTGAGTAGCCTGACTTAGTCCGGGCCATGACATCAGCCAGGCGACTGGCAGTGACCTTGCCGCAGCGCGCAGCAAACCATTCAGGGGTGCGTTGCTCCATCATTCAGCCTCCGCATCTGCGACATTGGCAGGTTCGGCGTTGTCGACGGCAAGACTCATGTCATACATGCGTCGCTTCTCAACTGCGCCGATCACCTGCTTCTCTTCAGCGCTCAGCGCCACCCAGAACTCCTGATACTTAACGGTTCCAAGGCGCGCGGCTGACTCACCTTTTGCGATCAGATCCGGGCGACGGCTATCTGATTCATGGCCCGCATGAACCTCTGCCGTTGTTCCTTCAATCACTCGCTCTGCCTCGTCCTGGTCGAAGATGCCAGCGAAACCAAAGGCCAGACGCGCGCACTGGATCAGCGTCTTGTGGCGAAGCATGCGGGTAGGGTGGGACTGCCATGGCTGAGTGTTGCGTTTGCACTCTCCCATGTACTCGGTGACGATGGTCGGGTGCTTACGGTCTTTGCGGTAAATCTTGCAGGTGCACGCGCCTTCCTCCTTGTCGTAAGAGAACTCCATGCCGTCAAACTGAGGATGCTCGTTGATAATGCGAGCCCATCCATCAACGCCGACGACCGGGACAATCCCGCCTTTATCTGGGAAGGCATAAATCTCTTTTGTCCATGGGTTCAGGCCGTACTGGTTGGCGACGATCAACAGGGCTGTAAACTGCTCGTCCGTGACGTTGCCACCTTTGAACGCTGTATTCTTCAGTGTATTCATCAGGTCTGTACCGGCATCCATGCCGAGGCGTGCGGCCAGTTTCCCGGCCATGGTGGAAAGTGCAGTACTCATTGTTAAAACCCTCAAAAATTAAAACGGGCAGCCGGTACGGTGTTCCCAGTCGTATTCCGCCTGGGCGTAAGCAACTGCCGAAATGAAATCGTTGTAGGCCTCGCCAGCTTTATCGCTGCGAAGTCCTTCGTATGGGCTGGAGTCAATCGGGATCGTGAAGTGGAAGAGGCCGGACGGCTCATTTGGCATCATGTCGATGATTTGCTGTGCCCTGTCGTCGATCCACTTCTCCTTCTCGTCGGTGAGCTGCTGCTCAACCCAGCGCCGTTCTTCGATTCGGTCGTAAGTGAGGTATGCGTTCATGGCTGAACTCCTGAAATTTGGATGTGCAGATCCCGGCTGCGTGAAGCCAGCCCGGTATTCCAATGTGAAACTTGATTAAACAGCGATACGGTTCAGAATGAATGAAGCGCAGCGGCAACAAGCAAGGTGACTAAATGCTGATAAATAAAAAATGCTCTTCCCCAATGTACTCAACTAAAGAAATGGGTAAGCGCTCGAAGCGGAATCATTGGTTTGTGAGAGAAAAGGGAAGTGACCAGCCGCACGATCAGTCATGGTATGACTGGTGGAAGTCACGATCGCTTGGCTTAGGCAAGAATGGACATATTGCGTGGCGTTCTACGTGTATCGCAAGAAACGCACCTGACCCATTCAATCCGCCGGATTCATTCGAGGTCGACTTCCAGGCACCTGACGGCAAGCTGTATCATCTGGAGTTTAAACTTGCACCTCACGGCCCAAACAAATAATGGGTTAATGACTCAATCCGCCGCCGCGGCCATCAAGATAAACCTCAACCAGAAGCTCTCTGGTGAAGGTGCGCTCACAACCGCGGTGAAGATAGAGCTTTCCGCGCTTATTGGCTGATGCCGTCCACATGCCGTCTTTGTGCTTAACCAGCATGCCAGGCAGAACTGCGCCGCGGTTAACTTCAACGTATCCGTAGTGGTACATCATACCTTCACCTCGACCTGTTCGAGGTGGCCAGCAACGTGCATCTGCCAGCGGTTAAGCGCCAGCTTGTCGCGCGGTGCCGATACCGACGTCAGCTGCCACTCGTTATCGTTGAGCTTTTTGGCGGTGTAAAGCTTGCCGTTTTGGGTGATTGTCATGGTGCCTCTCGGGAGTGGAACGTTGCGGTGGAGCACTGCGAAAGAGGCAAGACGCGGAGCCTTGAGAATCATATGGTGTCTCAATTTATTATCCTCACGAATATCTGCCTTATTGATTGAAACTATTATTGTTGGGGGCTTCGATTCATTTTCTCTTTGTAATAAAGTGGCGAGACAACTCAATTACAGAGATTTATATGAAACTCAGGCCACTGCTGGGAATACTGATAGCTATTTTATTTCTCTTAGGGATAGATGTTCTTTTCACACCAGGTATAGACGACTTACCCGGCGAAATTAGCGTTTATAGCAGTCTTTTGCTGTGGATAGGTGCTTCGATTGCTAACGCTCGAGAATCCGAAGGTGAGATAGATGCTCTAAAATTTCACTCTGAAATATTTATTTCGATATGCTTCGGGCTATCGGCATATTTTTTAGTAAAATTTAGTGACTTAACAGCTATTTTAGAATATGAGCTATATGTTATGCCTCTCATCACCTCTTCAGTTTTAGGTTTTACGGTGTTTATTTTTTATTGGGTCTCACAGCGGGGAGACTAAAAGATATATAAATTTCATTTTATTTAACTCTATTGCCTTATCGCGGCGAACGGAACGGTTAATACAAGACTTCTGCGCAAGCGCACATTCAAACAATTTGGCGGTGGATGGCCGCCGGTTGTCATAACTAAGCCGCCTCGGTGAAGCGACTGAGGTATGAAAAAACCCGCCGTGGCGGGTCTTCAGATATAGTCTTTATGGTCGTGCATCGCTCGCTGGAGGATCACCTTTGCATCTTCAAAGCTGGCAGATTCAAAAGCCTCTCTTATGGCCTTAGCCAGGCAAGCCGCATCGCTTTCATAGTCATCAGCTCTGCTTTCCCAGTTTGATGCCTCTTCTTCAGCCTCATAAAGGCGATCGCCATACTCGCACTCGAGTTCCTGGCGCACTTCATCACGAAGCTTCTCCTTGATGATTTCGGAGGCTTCTTCAATCGGCATTGTTTCCAGAATCGTCTCTGGCTGATGAGTGCCGTATTTCAGTGAGATGTCAGTAGCAAACATGCAACCTCCAAAAAAATGCCCGCGCGCTGGCGGGCCAAGAAGACTTTTCCAATCCAACCAGAACAGGATCATCGTCTCCTGTGCGGTTGAGATGGCAGTATTACCATCACCAAGCATCGGCGCCCGGTGCTTGAGGTTGGCTCTGTAGTTACCCGCTGATGCGGGAGAAATGCTTTGGTCGGTGTGGTGGATTCGTGGACCGGATTGATCCGTGAGCATCACGAATCAGCTGCCCACCACACCCCAAAACATTCCAGTTACGCACCATTGCCGCTCTCCCTGAGCCCGCCGGGCGTCCGACGCATGGTTTACTGTCGCGCCGTTCGACTGACCGAATCTCCACTTCGCCGCTGGCTAACTTCGCTCAGCTGTCGATGTTTCGTTTCGATGAGTAAACAATACTAGCGGTATTAATATAAATCAATACTGGCGGTATTAATTATTGGTGTGGCGGTATTATGTTTATGATAACTAGGAAGAAATATTTTTTTGTTAGCGAGCAGAGCGGCTACTATTGATGGGGTTTCGAACTTTATTGGAGAGGGTAAATGAGGTTACTTATAGCTGCGGCGTTAGCTTTACCAATGGTTGCTAACGCATCGTGCTGGACCGTGAAAGATCTTAAAGGGTCAAGCTACAGTGAGAGAGAAGGGTATTCGCGGATTGACGACGCGTTTTCTGGAACATTCACAATCGTTATTGATGGCGATAATGCGACAGTACTGTATGACGGTCTTGATGGCGGAGGGATGGTATATCGAGCTATGAGTAAAAATGTTGTCGTAGGGCTTACCACTGAGCCTGGAAAGCACGCCATGGAGACTTGGGTTGTACAGCCTGATGGCGTGGTGTTGATGAGTAAAACGCTGTCTGGTTTTGGAGGGATGGATTCAACAAAGGCAATGGTGGGAAGGGTCGCCGGTCAGTGCAAATAGAGGGACGCAAACGCCCCTGTTCGCAAACTTATCAAACGAGCTTTAGTTTCGTCTCAATAGCAACACCGATAATTCTGCAATTACCATTGATGGGAACGAGGGGCCACTGCGGGTTAAGGCCCTTAAGGTATTTTTGGCCTCCATCAATGATCAGTTTCTTAAATGTAGCTTCGTTTGAATCAGATAGTTTAGCGATAACGAGGCTGCCATTGATTGGTTCTCGTCCGGTATCGAAAAGAACAAACGTGCCTTCTGGTATGCTTAAGCCTGCTGGCGCAGTCATTGAATCCCCTTCAACACGCAACCAGAATGCATCTCCCTGAATGTGAGCATCTGATTCCAGCCACTGATCAACATCCTTAATCGAGTATGGCTCCAATGCCTCGCACCATGATCCGGCCTGAACGCTGCTAATAACCGGGTAGCGTTTACCTGGTGTATATCCAATTACATACGGAACTGATGGCTCATTAACGCTGGTTAGCCCCATTTCTGAAAGCTCTTTTGCCAGTGTCGGACTGAATTCCTCAACGCCAACTTTCAGAAGGCGAGCAAAAACTGAAGCTACAGGAAGGTTAAGGGGATTCCTCCCGTTAAGGTAATGGCCTACCGCTCCCTGAGTAATATCCAGCTCGTCAGCAATCGACTGCTGGGTAACTCCGAGTACTTTCTTCTTCGCCTCATAGATGGCTTTAAGGCGCTTTGCGTCCTCAGCCTGAGTCGGTGTGATGTCTTTTTTCTTTTCCATTTTCAGATAGTAATACCTGAGCTATTAATTTAAAAATACCGCCGGTATTGCATGTTTTAATACTTATGGTATTGTTTTTGTATCAACGGTAAGGAGTCACGTTAAAAATGAAAATTTCACTCGCTGAATATGTCGACGAGGTTGGTCAGGTAAAAGCAGCTGATGCCATTGGTGTTCATCAAACGGCAATTAGCAAAGCGATCAGGGTCGGCCGTCAGATTTTCATCAACAAGCTTCCTACTGGCGAGGTTAAGGCGGTCGAGTACCGCGAATTTCCTCACAGTAAGAAGCAGGAACATCAGGAATAGCAAATGCATTCACTTGCGTACCAACACAATACCGGAATACACCCTAGAGCGATGATAAACCGCGCTCAACCTAAGGCGGCGCCAGACCACGAAAAGATCCGCGATGCGGTCCGGGCATGGTCGTCGGCGCTGGACAATCAGGACGTGGTCTCGGCGCTGATCATCAACGAGTACCGGGAGCAGGGCGGGAACTCCATAAGCTTTCCGGAAGACATCAGCCGGGCGCGGCAGAAGCTATTTCGCTTTCTGGATAACCGCTTCGACTCTGAGCAGTACCGCGAGAACGTGCGCCATCTGACGCCCGCAATCATGGCCGTCCTGCCTCTGGAGTATCGCCATCGACTTCTTCCCGAGGACAGTTTCATGTCCCGCTTAGCTCGACTTGAGAAGGAAACGAGCGAGGCGAAAGTGGCCGTTGCGATGAACGCCCCGCGTCACCAGAAGCTCAAGGAACTCAGTGAGGGGATTGTAGAGATGTTCCGTGTCGACCCGGACCTGACCGCGCCGCTGATGGCCATGGTCACTTCTATGCTGGGGGTTATGTGAGAGGCACCAGAAAAGAAAAAGCCCTTGAAGCTGTAACTTCAAAGGCCTTCCAAACACTGTGTTACGCCAAGTAACGGGAGTAAGTATGTCAAACACCGCTGAAATTATCAATTTCCCAAACAAAACCGAACAACCGGGAGGTCGTATGGCCGACCTGTCGAACGGGTACACCAAGGTCGCTAACGAGATCCAACAGCTTAAGCCTCGCCTGAGACTGTCAGGCCGGGAATGGCAATGTTTTGAGGCGGTGATCTGGCTTACCTACGGCTGGAACAAGAAACAGGACCGCGTGACAAATACGGTTATTGCTGAGCTTACGGGCCTGAGCGATACGCATGTATCTAACGCGCTTAAGTCTCTCGCAGAACGCAAAATCATCTTTTCACAGAAGCAGGGCATGATGAAAATCGTCGGTGTAAACACTGACCTTTCAGCCTGGATTTTAGACAAACCGGAAACGGGAAGAAAATTCCCGAACACGGGAAAATCCTTCCCGAAATCAGGAATAACCTTCCCGAAAACGGTAGACACCCAATACAAGAACAAGAACAGTATTAAAAGATCTTCGTCCGAGAATTCTGACGAATCCTCTGACGCACGTCTGAAGAAATTTTTATCAGCTCATCCTGAAGCTGAGGTCTACACGCCATCCGGTGCGAAGTGGGGCTCTGCTGAAGACCTCGAGACAGCTAAGTGGATTTCCTCCAGGGTGAAGCTGATTAACCCAACCTGCAAAGCCCCGGACATGACCTCCTGGTCTAACACCGTTCGCCTGATGCGCCAGATAGACAACCGGTCGCACCAGGACATCTGCGCGCTGTATGACTGGGCAAGCAAACACCACTTCTGGCAGACCAACATCCTGAGCCCGGAAAGCCTGCGTAAGCAGTGGGACAAGCTGACAATGCAGCGCAACGCCGGAAGTGAACAGCGTGCCGCCAAGCCGGATCTGGACTTCAACAACACTGACTGGGCTTATGGGGTGATCCGATGAAATCTCTTGCAGAGCAGATGCGTAACCACGACCGCGAGCAGATGAGTCGCATGGCTCATAACCTGCCAGAGCAGTATCAGGAACGCGCCCCGGTCGAGCAGGTGGCGCAGGTTTTCAACAAGCTGTTCAACGAGCTGCGCGCCGCGTTCCCGGCCAGCATGGCGAACTTCCGCACCCAGGACGACCTGAACGAATTCCGCCGTCAGTGGCTACTGGCGTTTCAGGAGAACGGGATCCACTCAATGGCGCAAGTCGATTCCGGTATGCGCATTGCCCGCCGTCAGGAGCGTCCATTCCTGCCGTCGCCGGGCCAGTTCGTCGCCTGGTGCAAGCAGAGTGGCGGGACGCTGGGCATCACCGTTGACCAGGTGATCACCGAATACTGGGACTGGCGTAACCGTTCGTTCGAGTTCACTTACAGTGAGCAATTCCCTTGGTCGCAGCCGGTCATGTACCACATCTGCGTTGAACTGCGTCATCGCAGCACAGAGCGCCAGTTAACGCATGGTGAGCTGGCACGCGAGGCGGGTGATCTGCTGGACATGTGGGAGAAGCGCGTCACCGAGGGTAAGCCTGTACCGCCGGTACGCCGGGCAATTGCAGCACCAGCTGCCGAACACGGGCCGACGCCGATCCAATTGCTTCAGGCGAAGTACAACCGCATTAAGTCGAATGGGATGTTGTGATGTGGTATAGAAGAAGATAAAGAATGCATTTGAGATTTACTATAGGTTTAAACCCATTATAAAATGGAAGGTCAATATACAGCCACGCATGATATGCATGGCTGTATAATTATTTTGATAAACTATCTAATTTTTGTGTTGCTTTCTGTGTAAGGTCGCTATAACTAATAAACCCTACATTGGCACCCACAATCAACACTAAGAAAACTAAGCAGCATATAGATAGAGAGGCAGATTTATGCTTATGAAAAACAAAATATGATACTGTGGCACTCAATAAGAAGGAAATGAACAGAAATATAGATGTGGATGTTTTTAAATATTGTGCAGGTAAAAGTGGTTGAGCAATAATATAACCAAGATTAAGTAGTATATAGGCTACGACCGGAATAAGGATCATGCTCCAGTGGGTGTCTCTTTTGGGTGGTATGGGTTGTAAATAATCAGAAACCGTTTTCCCATCAGTTTCAAGGAGGATAACAAGGTCTCTTACTTCACCACTGACTTGAGTGCCGTCCTTAGTAGTAATATTGATCATTTTTTTCCTCCAAATACGATACCCTCTACGTCCTTGGAAGCTTTTTGTGATGACCATTCCTCTGAATCAGGAGATTTAATTAAAAATATTGTATCCCCATCGAAGATCGTATTTGTACCATAAAAATTCATATTTGATAGATCACCACCGAATGCTCTCTGCCCACTAGAGCTAATTGCTTCACCTAATTTAGTAAAATTACCTGCAATAGACGTTCTTCTATTTCCACTTCTATTCAGCGTGGCTTTAATTACACCGCCTCCATCTTTAGAGTCAAAAAGTTGAATGTCTACACCAGCGGTTGGTTGTATATATTTGGAAAGTTCCTTCTTGAATTTTTTAATGTAGGTATTTTTGTTTTCTTTGTTAGTCATATGTGAGATCCAAAATTCTTGATGTGATGAGAGAAAGTATACAAGGTTTTTGAAGTAAAAATCACTGTTATGGCATCTGGGCAGCTTTGATTTTTCATCATTAACCCGTCATAATCATGTCATCGGAGCCTGAACAACTTCGATGACTTCTGCGCATTTAAGGGGACTTAAATGCGACCACAATCTGAACTCCTCACATTGTCACAGATGCAGAAATGCACCTGCGATTTTCTGCATTCTGCGGTTTCCGTTAAGGAGGCCGTATGATTCTCCCAGTAGACGGCATCAAACTCCATCGCGGCAACTTCGCGGCCATCGGCCAGCAGATTCAGCCATTACTGGATGCCGGGCAATGCTTCCGCCTTCAGGTTAAGCCGTGGCGCGAGAAGCGCAGCCTGTCGCAGAACGCCCTCAGCCACATGTGGTACACGGAAATCAGCGAATACCTCATCGTCCGCGGCAAGGCCTTCGCTACACCTGAGTGGGTCAAGGACGCGATGAAGCACACCTATCTCGGCTATGAGAGCAAAGACCGGGTAGACGTCGTGTCAGGAGAGGTGACCACGGTTCAATCTCTCCGCCATACGTCAGAACTGGAAACCGGCGAGATGTACATCTTTCTGTGCAAAGTCGAAGCCTGGGCGATGAATATCGGCTGCCACCTGACCATTCCGCAGAGCTGCGAGTACCAGCAGTTGCGCGATAAGCAGGAGGCGTGATGTCTACTCCACTGTCCCGCGTCATCACCAATGAAATCTTCCGCGTTCCGGCGCGCCGCCAGCGTAAGCCCGCGGTTAGGCCGTCCGACATCCCGACATTGAAAGGCTACACCGCCCGCCTGGTGGATCAGAAATGGCTGCGTCTCGCGGCACGGAGGAATCATGCGTAAACCATCACGCCGTAAGTGCAAAGTATGCGGCGAATACTTCGTGCCGAAATTCCACGACATCCGGATCCGCTGGTGCTGCCCGGAACATGGCGCAATCCTCGCGATGGAAGAGCGCGAAAAGGAGAAGGTGAAAGCCGCAGCTAAGCGCATTAAGGAGCAGAAGGAAGCCGAGAAGGCCGGGCGCAAGCGCCGCAAGGAACGCCTGGCAGAGCTACGGCCAGCAGGTTACTACAAAGCGCAGGCTCAGCAGGCATTCAACGCCTACATCCGCGCGCGTGATGCCGATTTGCCATGTATCAGCTGCGGAGAGACCAATCCCCCGGATCTGCACGGCGGCCAGTGGGACTGCGGCCACTTCAAGACGGTCGGTGCTAACCCTGAGCTGCGATTTGAAGAACGCAACGCGCATAAGCAGTGCAAATCCTGCAATGCCGGGGCCGGCAAGTACACCGCCAAAGAGGCGACGGTCACGCAGCAATACGAAGCTGGTTTGGTCGCTCGTTACGGCCAGGAATACGTCGACTGGCTCAATGGTCCCCACGAAATGACCAACTACCGCCGTGAAGACTTCATCCGGATCCGGGATGAGTACCGCGCCAAGCTCAAAGCACTGAAACAGCGGGAGGCAGCATGAACTATACCGACTTCCTCCGGTACCAGGCAGAAAGCGTTAAGCGCGCCAGCATGCCGCCAGTAGCAAAGCACAGCCAGACCAAAACCAACCAGCCACAGAAGGAAGCCGCATGAACAGTCAGCAACTGGAATACGTACGTCAGCAGCTCATTGTGGCGACCGCAGATCTGAGCGGGGCGACGAAAGGGCAGCTGGTAGCTTTCGCAGAGAACGCGCAATTCACCGCGACGGCGCGCAGCCGGGGACGTAAGAAAATCACTGATCCGGTCACCGGCCGTAAAGTTAACCCGGACGGCCCGGCGAAGAGCGGCAGCCAGTCGCGCGCGAAGGGCTCATCCATCACGCTGGTGGGTCCGGTTGAGTTCGTGACCGCATCGTGGCGCCGCGCTGTCCTGTCGCTGGAGGACCACCAGAAAGCATGGCTGCTGTGGAACTACAGCGAAAATATCCGCTTTGAGTACCAGGTGGCGATCACCCAATGGGCCTGGTCAGAGTTCCGGGAACAGCTCGGCACGAAGAAAGTGGCCGGCAAGACGATGGATCGCCTGAAGAAGCTAATTTGGCTGGCGGCGCAGGACGTGAAAGCGGAGCTGGCAGGGCGTGAGACGTACGAATACCAGGCGCTGGCGGAACTGGCTGGCGTGGCGAAATCCACCTGGACGGAAACATATTTGCCTCACTGGCTGGCAATGCGTAACAGCTTTAAGCGACTCGATAACGGTGCGCTTATCTCTGTAATGCGATCACGTTCACAACAAAAGGCGACAAATTTAGATGTAAGTCTTGCAAAACCGAACTGAAACGCATATATTTCATGTAAATCTGATATTTTGCCAGAATTACATTAACCCGCCGCTGAGCGGGTTTTTGCTTTAAATGTCTCGGCAGAAATCCTCACCAACTTTGATTGTGTGATCTTCGATGTTCTTATCGAATACAACCGCGCTGGATTTATATTCCGGAAAATTAAGAATATATTTTGGCCCAAAGAAGCCAGAAATTTCAGAATATGCTTCAACCGCTGCGATCTGACCATTCCAACTATATCGCGCATCGTTTCCCATAATGCAGTCTCCCTGGCGATACTTTCCTTCTCCCGGGGAAGCTAAGCAATAAGAAGATGAGAAAAGGACGGCTGTCGCTAAAAGTACCTTGATCATTTCATTCCATTCCATTTTTAAATGCTTTTGAATTTTAAGGTAAAAATTACCTTAAAGCCATCAAGCCTCTACCTATGGTTCAAATAACAAGCAGGCGCTCCTTAAGTGGCTGAATACTGGTTAGTAATCAGTTTGGCAGGCCAAGCCTAGCCATGGTATTCACGGACTTCGAGAAACCATTTCCTTACCCTCACATTGCCAGCCTGTCGCTGGCTTTTTAGTTTCTAGACAATGGAAATCGCTTTGAGTATGTGACGACATCCCGGTGAGACCAGGCACACTTCCCTGGAGCGGCAAAGCGATCCCCATTGTGATGAAGCTCAGCGGCGATTCATTGGGGATTGTCGAAGTGATTTTTTCCCTCGATGCTATAGTTAAAAAGGCATTCGATAATGCTCTCGATACTCAAACACTGGGTGGGGATACACCTATATCGCAGAGAAAACTGCATGACCCATGACCAGCAACTCATTGCTGGTCTTTTTTTCCGCCATTAGCTCAACTGGAAAGAGCACGGAGCTTCTACCTCTGTGGTTCGGGGTTCGAATCCTCGATGGCGGACCAGAGAATACTTAATTAGCGATTTAGTATTTCTAACGCCACTCAGTTCACGGCAGCTTTATACTCATCTCGTTAGTTTGAGGAGATGAATATGGAAGAAGGTTACTACTGGATTCAGCACTGCGGCACGGTACAGGTTGCCTACTACACCAATGATGTTGTTGATGACCTGGAAACGGGCAAGTCCATTACCGGGGTCTGGCATCTAACCAGGGGTGATGACATTTGCAACAATGGAGAAGCAGAGCTCATCAGCGGGCCGTTATCACCACCCCTGTGAGCATTGATAGCTAATAAGCCGATGACTGATACCTATAATATCCCGCGCCACTGACCTCGTCGCCAATGGAAGGCGGGTAGTTGGAATTATCCGCGGGGTCAGTCCAAAACAATGAAGCCTCGCCATCTCGCCGGGGCTTTTTTATTTGCGGTACGCCGCACACAGAACCCACTACCTGGGACCCTTCGGCTAGAGAGCCGACATTGCCTTACCCTCATCTTCCCGGTCTGTCGCCGGGTTTTTTTTCGCGCTTCGCATGCGCCCCCCTTTAACGTCGAACCGTTCACTTTGAAATGAGCCTTTGAGGAAGTCAGCTAGTGCTGGCGAGCCTCGACGGGCTGATTTCCTATGCGACAAAGGTTCATCTCAAAGAAGGCAAACGCCATGTTAAAAGACCCTTCCAAGGAAGAGATTGAAAAATACTTCTTTTGCGACCCAGATGTCGGGAGCATTGTCAGAATAGCCAACTCAAGTACAGCAAAGGCTGGGGAAAACCCAATTTATGTTAACAATTGTGGTTACCACATGGTCAGCGCGCTGGGTCTGAGGCTTGGTCTCCACCGAATAGTCTGGATCGTAGCGAAAGGATCTATCCCTGAAGGTATGGAAATTGACCATATCAACGGCGACAAGAGCGACAACAGAATTACCAATCTGCGCCTTTGTACGCCAACACAGAATAGGCAAAACAAGACCAAATATAAAAACAACAAATCTGGCTTTAAGGGGGTCCATTTCGAATCCTCTCCACGGATTAAAAGACCATGGCGAGCAAGGATTGTTGTTAATAAAAAGGCTATCAGCTTGGGAAACTTTATGACCAAGCACGAGGCTCATGAGGCCTATCAAGAAGCAGCCAAAAAATACTTTGGCGAATTCAACAGGCCATAACTCCAGGCTCCGGGAACCATCATCGACACGCCTACTTGTTAAATCGTCCCGAGGGCCTGACCCTTTTCAAACACACAGCACCCGCTAATTACGCGAGGTGAGAGTATGTATCGCATGGATAAACTAACCACCGGTGCTGCTTACGGCGCTTCAGCCGGTAGCATCCTAAACGGCATGCTGAATGCCTACAGTCCCGAGCAGTGGAACGCGATTGGCGTGCTGGTGGGCATCATCATCGCTGTACTGACGTATCTGACGAATCTCTATTTCAAAATCCGTGAAGAAAACCGCCGCAGCAGGAGGCGAGATGAACCCGACACTCAGAAATAAGCTGGTGGGCGCCATTGTTGGCGGATCAGGTGCAATTTCTATAGCAACAGTCATGCTGGGCAATGCAGATGGACTGGAAGGTCGTCGCTATTACGCCTATCAGGATGTGGTCGGCGTCTGGACTGTTTGCGATGGGCACACCGGTACCGATATTCGCCGCGGTCACCGCTACACCGACCAAGAGTGTGACAACCTGCTAAAAGCAGATCTGCGAAAGGTGGCAAACGCCATCGACCCACTGATCAAGGTTCGCATCCCTGAACCTACCCGTGCCGCGCTTTACTCATTCACCTATAACGTTGGCTCTGGTGCTTTCGCCAGCTCCACGCTGCTGAAGAAGCTGAACTCCGATGATGTGCCGGGGGCATGCAAAGAACTCCAGCGCTGGACATATGCCGGTGGCAAGCAGTGGAGGGGGCTGATTACCCGGCGCGAGATTGAGCGTGAAGTTTGCGAGTGGGGTCATAAATGAAGATCCGCTACAAAGTAATCATCTTCGCGTTCGTGTTGAGCATACTAGGCGGAATCATCTGGGCTGCCAGCCACTACCACGATAAGTACCAGGCGGAAAAGAAACGCGCTGATGCTGCGGAGCAGAACGCCAGCGCCAATGAAGCGATTACCGCCAACGTCATTCAGGCTGTAAACATCATCAACGCCATTTCAGAGGCCAATCAGGATGCAAAGAATCAGATCGCATTGGAGTCACAGAGAGCCCAGACAGATATCAAAGTGGCTATTGCGGATGACAATTGCGCTCGTCAGCCTGTGCCTGTTGCAGCTGCTGACAGGCTGCGGCAATACGCGAACAGTTTACGTACCGGTTCCGGTGGTGTCGCTTCCGGCAAGTCTGACCGCTGAAACGCCGCAACCAGCCATTCCCGAACCTCTAACCTACGGGGCCAGCCTGGACATGAATGTGAGCCTGCTATCAGCGCTGGGCCAGTGCAATATCGATAAGTCCGGAATTCGAGCCATAGAAAACTTAAGAATTAAAAAAGACGATTAAGCATGTACGCCTAAAAAAATATGTTGCATTTCTGGAATACTTAACGGACTAGATTCAAAAAAAGATGAGGAAAGAACGTGTCTGCTTATTTATTCGTGGGAGGACCGCTTCATGGGCAGGTTCATAACTATTTCAGTAATAACTCTATAGAACCTGATGGAAGCGCTTTTCTTGTAGTGAGCATTGGGGAGGAAGAGTACACGTACGAACGTACGTCTTACTTCCCTCATTGGGTAGGCCCTGAATATGTAGTTGCTGTATTACCAGGATCAAGCGGTCTCATACAAGAAACCATTGATCGAACCCGCTATCGCCCTGTGCAAAGATAATGACGCAACCGCCTCCGGGCGGTTTCTATCGTCATCACCATGGGGCAATACAGCAGGCATTCACTGAGTGCTTGTGATGATAATTTTCGGTACAATAACTTCACATTTTAAGTGAGGTTAATATGACCGAAAGTTACATTGCTTATCAATCTCTTGTTGTCAGCAGAGATGCGCTATTCTGGACTAAAATTTCAACTATTGTGAGTATTGTTGGGGTTTTGGTTACTTTACTCGCTGGAGTAGTAGCTTTTTTAGCCTTAGGACAGTGGAAGCAGCAGTATAATGAAGATAAGAAAATAAAATTGATGGATGCTATTATTGAATATAATAACGTTCTTATTTCTATAGATAAAAATCTTGACAATGATGAACGTCATGTTAACAGGAAGTTAATTACAAAAGCTTTTAATGAGCTACATTCCAGATGTAATATTTATCTTTCATCAAATACAGATGAGAGTCTTTCTAAAACCATGGGTGCTTTACGTGAGCATCAAATGGCTTTCTTGGCCGGTAAAGTTTTTAAGTCTGAGCTGGCTTTATTTGCAGGGAAAATGTTATATGTTGATTTAAAGTAAATTAATTATTGATTTACTGTAATGGTTGAAGTGGAAGCTAATTAAGATTAAACCGCCTTAGGGCGGTTTTTTATGTCATCACCATGGGCAGACCCATCGTAATGGCGTATGACTATCGATAGAAAAGTTGTAGCGCCCATTCATACACGGATTTGTATATCGGCTCATGGTAAATGCTGTCAATGCTGTTAAGATGACCAATCATGGACTCGATAGTGGAATTTGCTTCAATGAATCCAATAATGGCTAGATGGTCATCATCCTTATCAAAGTATTCGAACAGAAGTACGGGCTTCCCTGCGAGAGCAGCGTCAGAAATTCTGAGGTTGTGAGAGCCACTCAGTACAAAATGAATTCTGTAGTTTCCCTCTACGGTGTGGTTGATTGGGAAATAATAAAGAGAGTCATCATTATTTAGACACCATTCCCATTCGCTTCTCTTCATCTGCAAACCTCAACGAGTTGTTTCGCTTAAATTTCATGCAAAACCCGAGAATTATAAAGGATAATTTATGGCAAAACCGGACTGGGGCGTGCTTCAGCAACGGTTCCTGTCCGAACATGCCGCAACCGGCGTATCACCAAAGGAATGGTGTGAAGCGCAGGGACTGAATTACGCTACCGCCCGTCGATACATCAAAAAACCTTCTGCGCAAACTGCGCAAAAATCTGCGCAGAAAAAAGTGCGCACTGCGCAGAAAGAACAAAGCGCAGAAGAGCTGGTGGATGATGATGGATTAACGGCACAGCAAAGGCGTTTTGTCGCAGAATACCTAAAGGATGGTAACGCCACACAAGCAGCTATCAGGGCGGGTTATAGCAAAAAATCCGCTGAACAAATCGGTTATCAACTCCTTCAGAAAACTTCAGTTGCCCAAGCTATTGCACAACAGCAGAAAGCCTCCATTGCGCGCACGCTTAGCGGTGCCGATGAAGTCCTCGCGCAGATGTGGCAGCTTGCCACCTTCGATGCAAACCAGCTTTCGCAGTATCGCCGCGGTGCGTGTCGTTATTGCTGGGGCTTCGGTCACCAGTACCAATGGCGCGATATGGTGGAGTTCGAAGAGAAACGCCTCGAAGCGACAGAACGCGATAAGCGTGAGCCAGTCGATGTTGGGGGTTACGGCTACGATCACACCCGAGAGCCTAACCCTGGCTGTCCGCGCTGTAACGGTGACGGCATCGGCCAGCCGTATTTCCCTGATACGCGTAAACTCCCGCCCGTCTCGCGACTCGCTTACTCCGGCGTAAAAGTCGGCAAGAATGGCGTCGAGATAACCGCTATCAGCCGTGAGCGAATGTTTGAAGCGGTAATGAAGCGGCTCGGCCTGGCGGATAGCGAGTTCGCTCAACGTCTCCAGCAAATCGAAATCGACCGCCGTCAACTGGAAGTGGAAAAACTCCGCAAAGAACTGGCCGGTGATGGTGAAGATGATGAGCCGACCCCGGTGCAGATCAATATCAACGTAGTGGACGCGAGGGCGGAAGATGGGGATCAGCCCGACACTTAACATTCCTCAGGCGCGCTTCCTCGCGATGCAGCACAAATTCAAGGCCTACGTTGCCGGGTTCGGTTCCGGTAAGACGTGGGTGGGTTGTGGCGGCATCTGTAAGGGGATGTGGGAGCACCCTAAAATCAACCAGGGTTATTTCGCGCCGACGTACCCGCAGATTCGTGACATCTTCTACCCGACGATTGAAGAGGTGGCCTTTGACTGGGGCCTGAGCGTCAAAATCAATGAGGGGAACAAAGAGGTTCACTTCTACGAGGGGCAACGGTACCGCGGTACAACAATCTGCCGCTCGATGGAGAAGCCAGGCTCGATAGTTGGTTTCAAAATCGGTAATGCGATGGTGGATGAACTGGACGTCATGGCGGCTGCCAAAGCGCAGCAGGCCTGGCGAAAAATCATCGCCCGTATGCGTTACAAAGTCGACGGGTTGCGTAACGGCATCGATGTAACGACTACGCCGGAGGGCTTCAAGTTCGTCTACCAGCAGTTCGTGAAGGCGGTACGTGAAAAGCCTGAGCTTTCTGCTTTGTACGGGCTGATTCAGGCCAGCACGTTCGACAACGCGAAGAACCTGCCCCCGGATTACATTCCCTCGCTGATGAACTCCTACCCGCCGGAGCTTATTAAGGCGTACCTGAAGGGGCGCTTTACAAACCTGACCAGCGGAACAATTTATCATCAGTTCGATCGCCACCTGAATAACTGTACCGATGAAGAGCAGGCCGGCGAGCCGCTCTATATCGGCATGGACTTTAACGTTGGCAAGATGGCAGCCATCGTTCACGTTCTTCGGAACGGCCAGCCCAGAGCGGTACGCGAGTTGATAAAGGTTTATGACACACCGGCCATGATTAAGCGCATTCAGGAAGAATTCTGGCGCTACGAGGGCGGACGCTACGTTTCGTCCAGGCAGATTTATATCTTTCCGGACGCCTCTGGTGATTCGCGCAAATCGAATAACGCCAGCGCTACGGATATCGCCCAGCTCAAACAGGCCGGGTTCAGCGTGGTGGTAAATGCAGCCAACCCGCCAGTGAAGGATCGCATTAACTCCATGAACGCCATGTTCTGCAATGGCAACGGCGAGCGCCGTTACAAAGTGAATGTTGCTCGCTGCCCGGTCTATACCGACAGCCTTGAGCAGCAGGTATGGGCGGCAAACGGCGAACCGGATAAATCAGCCGACAACGATCACCCCAATGATGCTGGTGGCTATTTCATCGTGAAGCAATTCCCGATCATCAAGCCGACCGGAAAAGTCACTCAACTACGGATTTAACTCCATGCCTGACATCTCAACACCCAATCTGGACTATGGGAACATGGTCGAGGCGTGGGATATCAACGATGCCCTGATGGGCGGCACGCTCTATATGCGACAGCTGGGCGAGCAATATCTACCGCGCTGGCCGAAAGAAGACAAAGAGGACTACAAAAAACGCCTCGCCGTGGCCACGCTTCTGCCAGCCTACGAAGAGACCATTAAGCAAAACATCGGGCGTGTATTCGCAGAGCCTATTAAGCTTGCCGAGAATGTGCCGGATCAGCTGCGAGAGTATGCGAAAAACTTCGACCTTGAGGGGACGCGCCTGGACGTATGGGCGCAGGCATTCTTCGGTCTGGCGATGCAGTATGGACTCTCCCACGCGCTGGTGGATTATCCCAGGGTGGACACCGAAAAGGTGAAAACCAAAGCTGAAGAGAAAGCTACCGGCGCGCGCCCCTATGTCACCATGCTCAATCCACGCCAGGTAATTGGCTGGAAATCGAAAATGGTGGACGGCAAAGTGGTGCTGACTGCGCTGCGTATCAAAGAGGTTGTGGTCGAAGACGGCGACGACTTCGGGCAGACCAAGGTCGAGCAAATACGGTACCTGACACCTGGAAAGGTGGAAATTTACCGCAAGGCCAAAGATGCTGACGGTGCCGCGAACTGGGCGCTATTCGAGGAGTGGCAGACATCCCGCCAGGATATCACTCTGGTCACGCTCTACACCAAACGCACCGGGTTTATGTGTGGTTCACCTCCATTGCTCAATATGGCCCTGCTGAACATTAAGCACTGGCAGAGCCAGAGCGAGCAGGACAACATTCTGCATGTCGCACGGGTGCCGATACTGACAGTATTCGGTCTCGAGCAGGATCAGGAATTAGTGATTGGCTCTTCCTCTGCCACGTCATTCTCCGATCGGAACACCCAGGGCCTGGAATACGTCGAACATACAGGCTCATCCATCGGTGCAGGCAAAGAGTCGCTGGCAGAGCTGGTGGAGCAAATGCGTCAGGCGGGCGCGAAGCTGCTGCGCACCGAAAATACCTCTACCAAATCGGTAGACCAGACTTCTGAAGAGAAAATGCAGGAGCAGTCACCGCTCTACACCATGGCGACAAGTCTCGAAGATGCGATCGACAATATCCTGCAAATTATGGCTGAGTACATCGGGGAAGCGGAAGGCGGCAACGTTGACGTACGCACCGAGCTGGATGTCGAGTCGAAAGAGTTTAATCCACCAGCGGCAATGGCCATTCAGTCGCTGCGCCAGGGCGGTGACCTTCGCCGTATCGATGCAATCAAAGCCCTGCAAAAACTCAACCTGATTGATGCCGACGCGGATCCCGATGTGGTTCTGAGCGAGTTGCTTGCTGAGTCAGCATCTCTGACTGAACCTCCACCGGGCGAGGTGTGATATGGCTCGTTCGGTAAACGACAGGTTGCAGGACGAGACCATAGCTCACGGACTTTACGTGACGCGCTACGGGACGGGTGTTGCCCGACGAATGGTGGGGCTGCTTAACAGGATGGATGCTGATCTGGCTGCCCGGCTGCTTGTTCTGCTGGAGGGTAAGCGCGCTGATACTTACAGCGCGCGTCGCCTTGCATCGCTACTGGCTGGTGTGCGCGATCTAAACCAGCAGGCCTACGAACCGGTCAATGCTGCTCTGATGCGCGAACTGACGCGTTACGCTGATTATGAGACCGGGTATCAGTTTGACCTGTTCAGCAGCCTCATTCCCGGTCAGGTGCTTAAGCACGTCCCGCTGCAAGGCATTGTCCCGGAACAGGTCTATGCTGCTGCGGTGGCGCAGCCGTTCCAGGGGAGGTTGCTGAAAGAGTGGGGCAAGAAACTCGAATCGGATCGGCTGGAAAAAATTACCAGTGCCGTGTGCACCGGATTTCTTCAGGGTGAAACCGTCGAGCAAATTGTGAAGCGGGTCGCCGGCACGCCGCAACTTAAACGCCAGGACGGGGTTATCAATGCCTCACGTCGAGACCTTGCGGTAGTAACCCGCACGGCGGTGAACCATGTGGCCGCTACAGCGCGCCAGGAGTTCGCCCAAGCCAACAGCGATATCGTGAAGGCGAAACAGTGGTCTTCGACTCTGGACACCCACACCAGCCAGTGGTGCATCATCCGCGACCGCAAACTCTACTCGCTCGATGGCAAGCCGCTGGGCCATGCAATCCCATATCTGCGCGGGCCCGGCAAAATTCATTTCTGCTGTCGCTCATGCGAAATTCTGATCACTAAATCGTGGGAGGAATTGCAGATAGCCTCTGGCGAACTGAGCAGCGCCACACGCGCTTCGATGGATGGACAGGTGCCATCACATACCAGCTATGCCGAATGGCTCGTCAGGCAACCGTACGCACGGCAGGAGCAGGTGCTGGGCGTTACTCGCGCGCGGATGCTGCGTGACGGCAAAATCACCGTGCCTGAGATGTTCAATGATGCCGGGGAGTTTCTGACCCTGGACGAACTGCGCCGCGTGGATGCGTCGGCGTTTGAGGAATAGGGTATGCGTAACGAAGATTTTCACTACGTTGGAGATGGTCGTGGAAGGCGAAGGGTGTTCGTTAATGGCAATGAGATAAAGAGCTGTGTATGGGCTGATGTCAAACGTGGTATCGCCTGTATTCATCCACACCCGTTACGGATCCACAAGCGAAAGCGGGGTGAAATTTACTCCCGCAAGCTGCGCGGTTACATAACCATCGAATTTATCTAACAGGCTGCCTCCGGGCAGCTTTTTTTATGCCTGCCGCTGAGCGGATGCGACGCGGTGCCCGGGTCGGATGACCCATTACGTATGGCCGGAAGGCTGGAGCAAAAACAATGAAACTGAAACTTGATGCTAACGGAAATGTGGTCGTTGAAAACGGTATGCCTGTGTACATCCATGATGATGGCAAAGAGATCCCGTTTGATGCGGTCGCAGCGATGACCAAAATCACCTCCCTGAATGGTGAGGCGAAAACTCACCGTGAAGCGAAGGAAGCGGCGGAAGCCAACCTCGCGAAATTCTCTGGCATCAGTGACCCGGCCAAGGCGCTCGAAGCCCTGGAGATGATGACCAAAATCGACCAGAAAAAACTGATCGATGCTGGCGCCGTTGACCAGGTAAAGGCGGAGATCACTAAGGTCTTCCAGCAGCAGCTGGACGAAGCGAACGGAAAAGCTCAGCAACTGGAAAGCCAACTGTACGACGAGATGATTGGCGGGCGCTTCGGTGGCTCCAAATTCATCTCCGAGAAGATGGCGATCCCGAGTGAGTTCGTGCGTTCGTACTTCGGACAGAATTTCAAAATCGAAGACGGCAAGGTTGTGGCCTACGACGGCCAGGGCAACAAGGTGTTTTCCCGTACCAAGCCTGGCGAGCTGGCCAGCTTCGATGAAGCTCTGGAATCTCTGGTCGAGTCGCACCCGCAGAAAGACTACATCCTCAAAGCGTCCGGCAACAGCGGCGGTGGTTCTCACCAATCGCAGCATCAGGCCGGGCAGAAAACCATGAAACGCGATGCGTTTGATTCCCTGGACGCTGCTGGTAAGCAATCAGCACTGAAAGATGGCGTCAGCATCGTCGATTAAATCGAAAGGAGCCATAAATGGCAGGCAATACCCTTACTGGTCTGATCCCGACCATCTATACCGCGCTGGATGTAGTGTCCCGCGAGCAAACTGGTTTTATTCCTGCGGTGGCGCGTGACGCGAAAGCAGATGCAGCTGCCAAAGACCAGACCGTGCGTGCACCAGTCGCGCCTCCGGCCACCACTGAAGATATCGTTCCAGGGCCGTCAGCACCTAATTCCGGTGATCAGGCTATCGGCGGTGTGGATGTAAAAATCACCAAATCCAAAATGGCCCCAGTGAAATGGAATGGTGAAGAGCAGCTGGCGCTTGGCCCAGCAGGAACCTACAACACCATCTTGGCAGATCAGTTCAAACAGGCTTTTCGTGCTCTTGCCAACGAAGTTGATGCTGATCTGGCCGCGCTGTACTTCAACTCCTCGCGCGCAGTTGGTACGCCGAAGGATACCCCGTTCAGCGTTAAAGACGATTTGTCTGATGCTGCGCTGGCCCGTCAGATTCTGACGGATAACGGCGCGCCAACTACCGATTTACGTATGGTGCTTGGCGGCGAAGCGATGGCGTCCATCCGCGGTAAACAGGCCGTCCTCTTCAAAGCGAATGAGGCAGGAACCGACCAGTTGCTGCGTGAAGGCGTTATCGGTCGCATCATGGGCTTCAATCTCCATGAGTCATTCAGCATCAAGCGCACCGCGAAGAGCACCGCAGCGGGCTATAAGGTCAACGGTGCGAAAAAAGAAGGCGATATCATCATTGCCATCTCCGCCGGAACTGGTGGTATTGCGGTTGACACCGCGGTGAAGTTCGATGGTGACGACAACCAGTATCTGGTCGTCGCGGCCACGTCCTCCAGCATCACCATCAGCTCGCCGGGCCTGCGCCAAGACCTGGCAGACGAGACGGCCATCACCGTACTCAGTGAGTTCACCCCGAATATGGCGTTCGACCGCGGGGCATTCCTGCTGGCCAGCCGTACCCCGGCGATGCCTGAAGGTGGCGATACTGCTGATGACGTCATGAATGTGACCGACCCGAAATCTGGCATCACCTTCCAGGTTGCGCTGTACCGCCAGTACCGTCAGGTACGTTACGAAGTGGGTCTGGCATGGGGTGTGGCATCCGTGGCGCCACGCCATTCCGCCATCATCATGGGTTAACCCAGGGGGCTTAGGCCCCTTTGTTTTTCAGGAGGCCCAATGGCCGGATTAACCAGAGAACAGCGCGCTCAGCGTGACGCGGAAAAGCTTGCAGCTCAGCAGGCTGCTGATAATAACCCTGCCCAGCAGGAACAGCCAGGTATTGAGCTGGTGGTCATGGTGCGTGATATCCCAGAGTTCCCCGGCGGTCCGCTGCGCGCTGATGTTCACCCTGCTGAAGTGGATAACTGGCTGGCGCTGGACTGGCGTCTGGAGGAATAACCATGCTGGTTGCCGATCCCCATTCGCCGGACTTTAACAGCTACGCCAGCGTGTCCGACCTGCGGGTCTTTGCCGCCGCGCGCGGATACACCATACCTGCCGAAGATGGCGAATGCAGCCAGATGCTGATGCAGGCGATGGACTTTCTGGAAGGAAGGTCCTGGCGTGGTCAGCGCTCCAGCGCATCTCAGCCTCTATCCTGGCCGCGCTCCGGCGTACCCTTCGATGGCGTGGACCTGCCGGATGATGCTATTCCACAGCGCCTGATTGATGCCCAATGCCGCCTGGCTATCGAGTCGCAGGAGATTGACCTCACGCCGTCGGTCTCCGGTGGCGGCGCGGTCATAGCTGAGAGCGTACAGGGGGCCGTCTCTGTGCAGTACGAGCCGGGAACGAATAAGGCCACTCCTTCATTCCCCTGGTTCTATTCCTCGCTGCGCGGGCTTGTGGTGGGCGGCAACCAGGTCCGGATCGAAAGGGGGTAGCATGGCAATCGACTATCGCCGGATGCGCGCCACGGCAACGCGGCTGCTGACGGAGAACGGCAAAGCCTACCAACTGACCCGCGGCGGAACCATCACCCGCGATCAGTACGGGAAAGAGGTTATCACCGAGCCTATTACAGCGACCGTTACCGGCGTTATCACCGAATACTCCACGCGTGAAATCGACGGTTCACTAATTGCTACGGGCGATAAGAAACTGGCGGCCACGTTTGAAACGGAAGTGCGCATTGGCGACCTCATTGATATCGACGGCAAAAAGTGGCGCGTGGTTCAGCCGAATCCGGTTAAGCCCGCAGATGTGCTGATCTCCTACAACATCCAGCTGAGGACCTGATTATGACCAGTTCTGCAAATCAGCCGTTCCTGGCTGCCATTCAGTTGTTCGTAGATGGTTCAAAGCAGGAGATTGAGGAGGCGGTACGCCGGACGGGTATCAAAATCCTCGGGCGGTTGGTGGACATGTCACCTGTCGGGCAGCCAGAAATCTGGCAGGTAAACCAGACGGCATCATCCTATAACACCGCGGTGCGAGAGCATAACGCGGCGCTACGTGTTGATCCGGCCAACCTTACAAAAGCAGGGCGGCTCAGGAGAGGCCTGCGTGTCAACGATTCGATGGACATCAAAAAGCCAGAGGGTTATGTCGGGGGGCGATTCAAAAATAACTGGTATGTGGGGCTCGACAGCCAGCCTACAGAGACGAACGATACCCCAGATGCTTCCGGGCAGGGTTCCAATTCCCGCGGGCTGGCGGTGCTCGAAGTGTTCCGGGTGGGGCAGGTGAACTCGATTTACTTTACCAATAACCTGCCATATGCCCAGGCGCTGGAGAATGGTCATTCGAATCAGGCGCCCGGCGGCATGGTCGGACTGACCGCATTGGATGCTGCGCAATACTTCCGAGAGGCAATGAGCGAGGTACGCAATGGTCGGTGATCAGTCCATGCGAATAGCTGACCTGCTGGAGAGTCGGGTAGCCATAATCTCGGCCTCTCTCGGCTTGCCGATCGCCTGGCCGAATATCGTATTTGATCCACCGGATGCGCCATACGCCCGTGTTTATGTTTTACCTGCACAAACTGTAGGTCAGGACATAGAAGGTGTGATGCGTACCTATCAGGGGATATTGCAGGTAAACATCATTACTCCCGCAGGCTCAGGCGTGAGCCAGGCGAGAGGACTGGCCCAGTCGGTGGCAGATGCATTCCCTGAAGGACTGCCGCTGGTGGACAGTGATCTGACGGTTTACATCAACGGGCCGCCGCAGGTGAGACAACCCATCCAGGACCGGCCAACCTCGGCGCCCAACGGGTCCAGTGGCTCAATAACCTACACCATTCCCGTCAGCATGCAGTACCGCGCTGACTACTGACCCGCCAGATGGCGGGTTTTTTATTACCTAAATTCAGGAGAGTGCTATGGCATTCGCAATCCCTAACGGCTCGCGTGTGAACGTGGCCAAGGCCTATCAAGCCCCAATCACCTTTACCGCAGCCTCTAACGCGACGGAATGCGAACTGACCGTTGCATCGGCCTCCGGCATTCTGGCCGGTGACGTAGTTCAGGTGAGTTCCGGCTGGTTAAAGCTCGATAACATGGTGCTGCGCGTAAAATCGGTGACCAGTAATAAAATCGTACTGGAAGCATTCGATACTACCGACACCACCAAATTCCCGGCAGGCACTGGCGCGGGCACGCTGCGCAAAATCGACTCATGGATCACCATGCCTCAGGTGATGACACTATCGACTGAAGGTGGTGACCAGCAGACCATCAGCGTGCAGTTCCTGGAAGATGACAAAGCGCGAACCATCCCAACGTTTAAAAACGCGGTGGTTCAGGTTTACACCTTTGCACACGACCCTCAACTGGCGATCTACAAACGCCTCATTGACCTGGATGACTCCAGCGACACAACGGCGGTCTGGTTCCATAACCCACGCGGCAAAGCCGATCGTTTCTACTCAGCCAAGGTATCGTTCCAGCGCGTACCGCGCACGGAAATCAACGCCGTGGAAAGTAACGAGGCGCGCATGAACTTCGAATCGGATATGCAGATTTACCCGATCGCCGATTCATCCGTGACGCCGCTGGCGTTCCTGACCGACCTGCCATCCACCAAATCGGTTGCCACAGGCGCAGCGCTGGATCTGGCGGTGGTAATGAAGGGCGGCTCAGCACCTTACACCTACGTTTGGAAGAAAGGCAGCACCGCTATTCCGGGCAAAACCGCCTCGACGTTCAACATTCCATCTGTGGTATCCGGTGATGCTGGTTCTTACACCTGCGAAGTCACTGACGCGGCGGGTAAAACTATCACCTCTGCTGCTTGCGCCGTCACGGTCAGCTAACCACTCAAGCCCGGTACGCCGGGCTTTCTTCGCTACTGAAACCAAAGTCTTTTTTAGGAACCGTAATGACCAAATTTTCTCTGATCCCCAACCCAACTTTTTCTGTGACCGCGAACATTCCACGCGCTGGTGCCGAAGACGGCAAGCTGACGTTCACTTTCCGCCATAAAACGCTTGAAGAGCTGCGCTCCATGGATGCGAAGATGCAAAAGGCTGCGGAAGGTAAAAAGGCTGTTATCGAGCCGCAAGCTGACTACCTCATGGAAATTGTCGAAGGATGGGCTCTTCCTGACGAGTTCACCCGCGAAAACGTTATTGTTCTCCTGCAAAACTATCCGCGTGCTTTTGACAGCATCGGCATGGCGTACACCAAAGAGCTGATGGGGATTCGCGAAAAAAACTGAGGCAGGTCGCCGCAGCGTTGTATACGCCGGGACCGACGCTCGCGGAGCTGAGCGCTTTTGGTTTGACGCCTGAGGACGTGGAGGAAGAGGTGGGGATCCTGCCCTCTGTGTGGAAGTCTTTCACCATCTTCTCTGCCCTGGCAACCCAGTGGCGCGTCGGAGCGAGTGGGGCCACTGGACTGGATTACAACGTTCTCCCCTGGATGTTCGAGTTACACGGGGTTGAGGATGCGGCGACCTGCATGGCTGATCTTCAGATTATGGAAAGTGAGGCTCTCAAGGTAATGCACAAGGAGACGAAATAATGACTGACCAGATCGCCTCGATTACTTTGCGGGCCGATGTATCCGACCTGAAAACAGCCAGCAATGAACTGGATAGGCTCGGCGAGGCGGCTGCTGGTGCCGTAGATAAAGCCGATGACCTGAATAGTGTGTTCCGCGCTGGTGCTGAATCTGCGAAACAGGGTAGTGAAGGTATCAAGGAGCAGCAGAACGCGCTCAAAGGGTTGCTGGAGAATATCGATCCGGTTACCAAGGCCTTAAACCGCCTGGATGAGCAGCAAGAATCACTGCGGAAATTTCAGGCCAAAGGTTTCCTGGATACCGAGACCTTTCAGGCTTACAACAAAATCCTGGACGACACCCGTCTCAAGCTGACCGACACCGGAGAAGCCGCGGCGCGCGCTCAGGCCGAATTAGCCGCTACCCAGGCGGCAGAGAAGCAGTCCGCCGCGTTAAAGAATCTCCTGGGCTCAATCGACCCGACGATTCGTGCGTTTAATTCACTGGATGAGCAACACGCACAGCTGGTAGCCCATTTCGAAGCAGGGCGCATTAACGGCGCGCAGTTTGAGCACTTCCACACAATCCTTAACCAGACGCGTGAGCGCCTCTCTGGTGTCGCTGACGTACTGCCAGAGGCGCTATCCCGGCAGGAAGCTGCTGCCCGGCGCGCTGGAATCTCCGTTGGCCAGTACAGCGCAGCGATGCGTGCGCTTCCGGCACAGTTCACCGATATCGCTACGCAGCTGGCTGGCGGTCAGTCTCCGTTCCTGATCCTGCTGCAACAGGGCGGGCAGATTAAAGACCAGTTCGGATCGGTTCAGGGGGCGCTGTCCGGTGTCGGCGAATACATCCGCAGTATGGCTGGGATGATTAACCCAACCACGATCGCACTTGGTGGTCTGATTGGTACGATCGGCCTGCTGGCTGCCGCGGCATACAATTCATCAGAGCAATTCGACCAGGTAGCTCGCTCGGTCATCATGATGGGAGGTGCTGGCTTCGCTTCAATGCAGCAGCTCAACGAAGCCGCTGAGGAGGTGGCCGGCAAGACGAATACATCGATCAGTTCCACCGTCGATACGCTGGTTACGCTGAACGATACTGGTAAATATACCGCCAGCCAGATGAAGCAGATCGCAACGACCATCACCCTCATGGGTAAGGCCGGAAACGATACCAAAACGGCAATGGCCGACTTCGGCAAGATTGTCAGCGACCCGGTTAAAGGGCTGGCCAACCTCAATGAGCAATATGGTTTCGTTGATGAGGCCATGATCAAGCACATCATCCAGCTTCGTAAGCAGAAGGGTGAGCAAGCGGCTGTGACTGAAGCCATTAACTTGTTTGCTGGCGTCATGGCAAAACGCGCAGAGGAGACCAACAACGCGACCGATAATATCGGTCGAACGTGGGAAAGCCTGAAGAAGAGCGCTTCTGACACCTTTGGTGAGATAGGTGTTACAGTGCGCGCCTGGGGAAACCAGATCATCGATATCTTCGAACTTGTTAAAGCTTCGATTAAAGACCTCTTCCTCAACATTACTTCACTGGACGCCAAATTCACCGGCACAATTGCTGGCTGGGCTGAAAAAATCCCTGGTGGCGGGGCGCTGGCTAATTTTCTTGGCATGGATGTAGAAGCCATGAAGAAGGCCGGGGCTGAAGCGGACAAAGAAATTGAGGCGAATAAAAAACGCTATAACGAACTCTGGAAGCGAGTAACCGATCCTAACGCGCAGGCTAAATATGAACGTGAGGCTCGCGGCTCAGCAGTGACAGGTGAAGGGGGAACAAGTCGCGAATCGAGAGATGCAGTCTCGAAGCTTGCTCAGGACTCAGCCAAAAAGACCAAAGAGGCGAAAGCCACTCTGGAAGCTGGCGATCGCACTCTGGAGAACTACCGCGCCCAGGCCAGAACGTTAACTGAAACGCTCGAGACGCTTCGACAAACCGGTGAAACCCACGCTAAAAACACCGAGTTCAGTAAACAGCAATCTCGATTTGCTGAATTGGATGAGGCAGCCAAAACCCGCGCGCTGACTGCTCAGGAAAAATCTTTACTGTCGAGCCGTGAGGCGATTCTGAACGCCGCCAAGGTGGTTGATCATAAGAACAAGGAAGTAGAGGCGCAGCAGAAGATTAACGGCCTGGCGCAGCAAGCGAATAAATACGTCACGCAGATGACGGAAAAAACCGATGCATTGCGTGATAGTGCAGGCCTCAGCAGTCGGCAAACGCAGCGCATGATGGAAGAGGCGCAGCTTCGCCAGGGCTGGCTCAACGGTGGCGGTAAGCTTGACGATGCCGGTTATAAAAAAGAACTGGCGGCTCTCAGGAAATATTATGCCGAAGAGGACAAATTACGGGGCGACTGGAAAGCAGGGGCTGTTGCTGGCTGGAATGAATATCTTGACGCCGCCACGAATACCTATGATGCCGTGAAGAACGTCGCCAGTTCCACGCTGACCGGCTTGAGCAACATGCTGACTGAGCTTATGACAACTGGCACCGCGTCAGTTAAAGAGTTCGGCAAATCTATGCTCAAGATGATCCTCGAGATAACCAACCAACTTATAGTGGCCTATACAGTACAGGCCGCGATGGGCTGGATAAGCGGTGGCAGTAAAGGCGGGAGCACACCAGGGGGATCTTACGCGAACGCTGCCGCTGGCCTAACTTTTAACGCTAAAGGCGGTGTTTATGATTCGCCAGGGCTCAGTAAGTACGTTAATGGGGTATACGACTCACCCCAGTATTTTACTTTCCAGGGCGCATCGAAGTTTGCGAAGGGCGGTGTATTCGCAGAGGCCGGCGCTGAAGCAATCATGCCACTTACTCGGGATTCTGCCGGGCGGTTGGGCGTACGCGCCCAGGGCGGTGGCGGTATGGCTCCGGTTATTAATACCACCGTTAACGTTGATGCTGGTGGTTCGGTTACAACCCAAACATCCAGTTCCGGTGATGCTATGGGCCGTGCGCTCGCCGATGAAATGCAGAACGCTGCGTTGCAGGTTATCCAGAAGCACCTGAAACCAGGCGGCATGATCTATAGCTTCAGTAAAGGCAGGTAGCCAGTTTCGCCGGGTTTTGCCGTTTACCGAATACTGTTAGGATTAGTCCGAGCTTTCACCGAGGGAAGATAGGGACATGAAGAATCTTATTTTGATCATGGGCATCATCATTTTGTCTGGGTGTGCCACCAAACCTATATCTACTGAGCAGGCCAAAGAGGTTCCGGCCCAGCGTTTAATTGACCCATCTTTTACAACCAACAGGGATGGAAGTGGTCAGGTCATTATAAAACGGGATGGCGGGTTGAGAGGTAGCTTGTGCTCTGTAAGGGTATTCGCTGACAGTAAGCCAATTGCTGATCTTGAGGCAGGAGAAAAAGTTACGCTATTTCTGAACCCTGGTGATCATGTTTTCGGTGCGCAAGGCACAGGAGCTTGTTATGGCGGCCTAACGGCGCAATTTGGCAAGGTTTCCGAGGGTAAAACAATTAGTTATAGAATAGGGCTTGGATCAGTAGGTGATTTTGCTATTTACCCTGATTGACTTTAATTCGCCTGTCAAACTACAGACACAACCCGCTTCGGCGGGTTTTTTTATGGAGTAAATATGGCAGTTGATACATACAGCTGGCGCTCGCAGCTCGGTGCTGGTGCGATTGAATATAGCCAGGCAGTACGCGCGGCGCAGTTCGGTGATGGCTATGAGCAGGTTGCTGACAACGGTATTAACAGCACGGCTATTCAGATCCCTATGAAGCACACAGGCGCCGAATCGGAAGTGGACAGGATTCGTGATTTCCTCCTTGCACATACCGTTAAGGCTTTCATCATTACACCGCCAGGTGAAGAAAAGGGGCTTTACCGCGTCGTAGCCGATTCGGTTCGTAAAACGCAGATCAGCAGCAAATATGCTGAGTTGACGTTCACCATCAAACGGGCTTACGGAGTGTACGCATAATGGCATTAGTCGATCAGGCGGCTATGCTGGCGCCGGGTGGCAGGGTCCGCCTGGTTGAAGTTGACGCCTCAGAGTTCAGTGGCGGGATTCACCGATTCCACTACGCACCTTTCCCCCATACACCGGAAGAAATTGATGCTGCCAATGGAGATGAAGAAAGGCTTGGACCCAAGCCAATCATCTTCGGTGGCAACACCTACGACTTTTGGCCGTTTCAGGTTTCAGGCCTGGAGCTTTCAACAGACCAGGCGGCGGAGCCCACTCTCAGCGTCTCAAACCTTGACGGCCATATCACTGCGCTGTGTCTGCAATTTAAGGACATGGTTAACGCCAAAGTGAGCATTATCGATACCTATGCGGTCTATCTCGATGCCGTAAATTACCCTGGTGGCGTAAACCCGACAGCTGATTCGTCAATGTTCACACTTCAGACCTTCTGGCTTGACACCAAAACCTCCGAAGATGATGAGGTGGTTACCTGGGCACTCAGCAGCCCAGCCGATTTGCAGAGCCTTGTGATCCCCACCCGACAAATCACATCGCTTTGTGAATGGGCGCTGCGCGGTCAGTATCGCAGCGGCGATGGATGCACCTATAACGGCACTGCGTATTTCGACGCTAAAGGAAACCCAGTATCAGATCCTGCCCTTGATGTGTGTGGCGGTTGCCTCAGTGACTGCCGTAAACGATTTGGCGCTGGCCTGGCAGACCCTGACGCGGCAATCCTCGATTTTGGTGGCTTCCCGGCAACCGTTCTCTTTATCCGATAACCGGACGTACCAATGAATAAAACCATAATGGCAGCTATCCGGGCGCATGCACTGGAGGAATCCCCGCGTGAGTGCTGTGGCTTCGTTATTCAGTCTGGCCGTCGCCAGCGCTACATTCCCGTGCCGAATACGCACGAAAATCCGACAGAGCATTTTCGCATCGACGGCGAGCACTGGGCTAACGCCGAAGATATCGGGACGATTATTCGCGTCATCCACTCCCACCCGGGCGACGGTGCCCGGCCTATTCCGTCCGATCTCGACCGCCAGCAGTGCAATAACTCCGGCGTGATCTGGCGTATTTACTCACCGGACAGCGATGAATACGCCGAGATAATGCCGGAGGCGGTGCCGCTTATCGGACGTCCGTTTATCCTGGGTTCGAATGACTGCTGGGGGCTGATTATGGACTGGCACGCCATTCAGGGCGTCACGCTGAACGATTTTCGCGTCGATTACCCGTGGTGGGAAAGTCAGTACCCGGACAATCTCTATTTCGAAAACTGGGAGCGGGAAGGATTCGTCGAGTGCGATCCGGCACCAGGCTGTATGGTCATCATGCAGGTTGATTCCGATAAGTGGAACCATGCGGGCATCATCACTGAAGAAGGTGAGCTGCTCCACCACCTTTACGGCCAGCCTTCCTGCATTACCCCATATGCCCGAGGCTATTTCAAAGACCGCACGATGATCTGCGTACGTCACAAAGACCTGCCACAGGAGATTAAGGCATGGCGCGTTTAACCACTATTCGTCTGTATGGCGCACTGGGCGCCCGGTTTGGGCGCGTGCACAAACTGGCAGTGCAGACATCTGCCGAAGCGGTCAAAGCCCTGTGCATCAATTTCGACGGGCTGGAAGACTATCTGATGAATGCCAAAAAAAACGGCATGACCTTTGCCGTGTTCCGCGGGAAAAGGAATATCGGCACTCAGGACTTCCAGGAGTTGACAGGAGACAGTGATATCCGCATTGCGCCGATTATGGAAGGTTCGAAAAAAGCCGGAGTATTTCAGACCATCCTGGGCGCTGTGATGGTGGTGGCTGGCATCGCGATTTCTTACTTTAGCTCCGGGGCTTTAGCTACGTTTGGCACAGGGCTTGCGATGTCGGGCGCGTCAATGATGGCCGGCGGTATTTACCAGATGCTTTCGCCCCAGCCCAAAGGCTTACAGGGGCGAGACGACCCTGACAATAAACCCTCTTATGCCTTTGGTGGTTCAGTGAATACCCTTGCGATGGGAAACCCGGTCGCGCTTCTCTATGGCGTCCGTGAGATTGGCGGCGCCATCATCAGCGCTGGCATAGTCGCCGAAGACATCTGATAACTCCTTTCTGAATATCAAGCACCCAGTCGGGTGCTTTTTTTATGGATGTAATATGGAAGCGATCACTGGTGCAAAGGGTGGCAGCCAGAAGCAGCACACACCTGTAGAACAGCCTGATTCGGCGCAGTCAATGGCGCGCTGCCGCATGCTGCTGGCGCTCGGGGAAGGTGAGTTTGCTGGTGGTCTGGATGCGACCAGCATTTTCCTGGACGGTACGCCGCTGGGAAACGCCGACGGAACGATGAACTTTGAAAACGTTTCCTGGGAATTTCGGCCTGGAACACAGACCCAGACGCCGATTCCGGGTTTTCCCGCAGTGGAGAACGAAACTACGGTTGGCGTATCGCTGACAAAAGCCACGCCCTGGACGCGCGCGCTGAGTAACACCCAGATTGACGCTGTGCTCGTTCGCATTGGTATTCCGGGTTTGCAGCAGCAGGAAAACGACGGGGATATTGTCGGCACTACCGTAAAGTACCATATCGATCTTGCTGTAGATGGTGGTGCGTTCTCTACGGTCATGACAAGAACCGTGACAGAGAAACTCAGTTCTCTCTATGAACTGACCCATCGCATTAATCTTCCGAAAGCCAGTACAGGCTGGCAGATCCGCGTGGTACGCGACACCGACGACAGCACCAGCCAGATGTTGCAGAATAAAACGCAGGTACAGGCAATCACTGAGGTGATTGATGCGCGCCTGCGTTATCCCCATACGGCGCTGCTGTATGTGTCGTTCAATGCCAAATCGTTCAACAATATCCCGAAGGTTTCCTGTAAACCTAAGGGGCGCATTATCCGCATCCCTTCGAATTACGATCCGATAGCCCGAACCTATAGCGGCACATGGGACGGGACGTTTAAGTGGGGCTGGACGAATAACCCAGCATGGATCTGGTTCGATGTGCTCACTGAGCCGCGTTTCGGACTTGGCCGACGCGTCACGGCGCAGATGCTGGATAAGTGGGAGCTTTACCGTATTGCCCAGCGTTGCGATCAGAAAGTACCTGACGGGAAGGGTGGCGACGGTACCGAGCCGCGCTTCATGTTTGATGTCTACATCCAGTCGCAGGCTGATGCGTGGCAGGTAATCAAAGACATCGCCGCAGGGTTCAATGGCATGACGTTCTGGGGCAACAACATGTTCAATGTTGTCTCGGACATGCCGGCGGATACGTCGAAGCTGCAAATCCTTACCCGCGCTTCGGTGGTGGGCAAACCGGTTTACTCGAGCGGCAGTGAAAAGACCCGCTTCTCCAGCGCGCTGATTAACTTCAGCGACCCTGACAATCACTATCAGGACCGCACAACAGCGGTGATGTTCCCGGACCTGGTTAAGCAGTTTAAGTTTAAGCAGACGCAGATCACCGCAATCGGCTGTACGCGCGAGAGCGAAGCACAGCGCCGTGGCGGGTGGGCGGTGTATTCCAACTCACTCGACCGGATTATTACGCTACAGACCGGGCTTGATGGCTATGTCTACGTGCCGGGTACCGTGTTTGCATTTGCTGACGAACGCCTTTCAGGGCGTGTTTATGGCGGGCGTATAACCGGATATAACGCCGGGTTGAAGGCTGTGACAACCGATCGGGGAACCATTGCCGTTGCGGGTGACGCACTGATGATCCGCACACGGGGCGGTACCGTTGAAAGCAGGGTGATCCAGGCCGTAAACGGCACGCAGCTGGTGGTCGCCACGCCTTTCACGGCAGAGCCGTTACCCAACGCTGTATTCGTCATCGATGCCGGGCAGTTGCGCCTGCAATACTTCCGCGTTACGAACCTGAGATTTGCTGATGAAGAAAACACCTTCACAATCACCGGGGCCGAATATAACGCATCCAAATATGATGCGGTCGATAACAATGCCCGCCTGGACACGCCACCAATTAGTCTGATACCAACCGGCCTCGTCAACCAGCCGACCAATATCGTGGTAGCGAGCTATGACGCAGTGCGCCAGGGGCAGCGAGTGGCTACCCTGACGGCATCCTGGGATGCGCCGGTCGACAAGAACGGCAAACCACAGGCGGATGTCATAGCCTATCGGGTGCAGTGGAAGCGCGGCGACAATGAGTGGGTTAACGTACCGGAGACCGGTCTTCGCAATATCGAAGTGCCTGGCATCTTCGAGGGTGATTATCTGGTCCGTGTACGCGCGATCAACTCCGGCGGTGCATCGAGTCTCTGGGCAACTTCCGCGCTTACACACCTGAAGGGACGCGCGGGTGAGGTACCCAAACCTGTCGGGCTTAAGGCCTCCGAAGACGTCGTATTCGGAATCAACGTCACCTGGGGATTCCCGGCTAATACCGGTGACACCCTGAGCACTGAGCTGCAATACAGCATTGCCGCTGACGGCTCGAATCCGATGCTTTTGGCATCTGTACCGTATCCGCAGAAACTTTATCAACAGATGGGGCTGAAGGCGGGGCAGGAATTCTGGTACCAGGCACGGCTTGTCGACAGGATCGGGAATCAGAGCGCTTGGACCGACTGGGTGCGCGGGCAGGCCAGCATCGATGTATCCGATATCACCGATGCAATCCTGGAGGACATGAAAGGCTCCGATACGTTCAAAGACCTGATCGAGAACGCGGTGGACAGCAATGAAAAAATTGCTGGCATGGCTGACGATATCAAACAGGCCAACGACGAACTGGCGCAACAGGCGCAGGAAATCGCCAAAAACGCCCAGGATATCGGGAAAGTTCAGACCAGCGTTACAAACCTGTCGAGCAAGGTCGGAGATGTGTCTTCTTCTTTGAGCGAGCTTGAGCAGACAGTGGCAACGGCTGATACCGCGCTGGGCCAGCGTATCGACAGCATAAGCGTGTCTGTGGACGGCATGGCGGGGGGAGTGAAGAACTCCGCCATCGCGATTATTCAGGGCAATCTGGCGCAGGTGGCCGCGCGCAAAACGCTGTCGGCATCGGTCGCCGGTAACAGCGCGCAGCTGGACCGCATTGATGAGGTGATCGTCAAC